TTTAATAATTTGATTTAAAAAACTAAAACATTCTTAAAACGTGTTATTAAATAAAGTGTTAGGTTTGATTGTAATTTTCTTCTCTAATAAATCAAGTTTAACTCTAATTTTATCAAGAACAACCCTAGAGGAAGAAATTTGATAATAAGTATAACATTGTCTTCGGGTTTTAAAGTCAGGTGCAAAATTAAAATTATTTATTTCAATGTTATTATCAATATATTTTAAATACTCTTTGATTTTTAAAATATCCTTTTGAATTTCTTCAATTTCCAATTTCTGCATAATGACTATTAAAAAAATTAAACAAATATTCCCTAAACACATAATCGTTATCTATACGAACGTTTACATAATTATTACCATTCATAGAAAAAGTCAAATGACCGTTAAAATAAGAAATTGAGTATTTATTAGCAGCTTTTAAATCTATTCGGCTACTAGCTTTAAAATCGATTTTAGCAGAATTATTACTAACGTAATTAATAATATATTCGGAAAGTAAAAAAATACAATGGTTTTTTTCAATAGCCATCGATTTCGAATTATCAGAACAGCCACCAAAAGCAGACAAAGTTTGACGCATCATATTAATTTGCTTGAATCTCCTTTCTACTTCATTTTCTACAGTAGGCAACGAAATAAAAAGAGGTGATAAATTTAATTCTTCAACATGAAATTTAACAACTCTTAAAAGTTTTGTTTCATTCTTCAAAACAACTAAAACAAAACTGCTATGCCGTTGAGATTCTAATAAGTGATTAGAATAAATAACAAAATTTTCGTAACTACAATAAAAGATATTTTCACTTTTAAATGGCTCTTCAAATTCGTCCATGTAATCAACAATAATTTTAACTAACTTTTTTTCTTCTTTATCAGACATAACTAAAATATTAAAGTATTAATAAAATAACCAAAAGCAACAGCTAATACAAAAGCTAAAACATAATTTAATATATTAATAAAATTAGTGAGTTTCGCATCTTCTTTATCATATCTATTGCATAATTCTTCTAAAGTGTAATCCAATTTCTCAATTTCTTTATTTGACATATTTAGCAAATTTATTAATTATTACTTCCTCATTAAAAATTTGACCTAAAGAAAAAATGTCCTGTAAGTCATCACACGAAACTTTAATTAAAAAACCCATTAAAAGTTTTTTTTTAATAATATAAGTTCCGTTAAATCTATCTTCACAAACACTCTTAAATACTTCAATGTCTTTATTCTGAACAAAAATTTTACCTTCCATAACTATTTATTAAAAAGTTCAACAAAAAGAAAACCAATTCCAATAATACAAGCAACAATTAAAATAGTCGCCGCAACATTTACAATAACATTTAACATTTTTTGTGTATTCATAATTTCAGTTTTTTTATTTAACACGAATTTAGAAATACAAAAGAGATATTAATAATAATTAATGCTTTTTTCGATGAAATGCATAAAAAAAGAGCTGCACAGTTAAGTACAGCCCCTTTTTAAACTAGAGAAAAAATTTTAAGGAATCACGGGCAAATCAGTTGTAAATGTAATCTCCCAACCATAAAAATATAAATTATCATCCGTTTTAGATAGTTTTCTAAACATCTCTATAATTTGGGAATTTTCTGATACTAAAAATTTTTCACCATTCAATAAAGAAAGTTCCGCAGTCGTATCAACTCCAACGCTTAAGATACCATAATAAACAGTTTTTGGATCAAAACCTCTAAATATCATACCATCCAATTCGTTGCCAGTAATATCTAAAGGCGTAACAGTAAAAGGATTGTTTTTAAATCTATTTTTTAATACTGATAATCTAAAATCTCTAGATTCTATCATATCGCAATTTGAATTTTTACACATTTTTTAATTTTTTAAAAAGTTAACATTAAAATTTATATCTAAAGTATTACCCGCAGAAACTGGATATTTGCAATCTCTACAATAAATATAAATATCAAGAGTATTTAAATTTGAATTAAAAAGACCTTCAAAGGTCATGTCAGGATATCTTAAATCGAAAGTAGAATTAACATAGAAAGCACCAAGCCCCGTAATATCATAAGGAATATCTATTCTAATTAAAGCTTGATATTGCCCCCCTAAAACTCGCTCCATTGTTTCCCCCGAAGTAAAACCATTACATGTAACAAAGTCGCCAATTTCATAAAATTTAATTAATAAATAAGGGTTAAAACCCCTTGTTAAATAATTATTAGTACCAATAAACTGGCTATAACATTGTTGATTTCTATATACGGGAGTTAGACCCGCTGAACTATTAAAAGTTTTATATGTTTGCATATTTTTTTATTTAAAATAATAACCCTTTAGATAAAAAGTCATAAAACCACTATACTCTTTTATCATATGATAGCGTTGTAGAACTCTTAATTTACCGCTTTTCTCCATTACGGAAGCATCACCAACCAAAGCAAACCCAGTAAGACTAGATTGGACGTGAAAAGACGAGTAAATTAACTCACTTATAACACCAGTTTCAATAGACCAATCAAAAATATAATCATTACCAACATTTAGAGTTTTTAAATCAATTCTCCAACCAAATTCATAAAAATACATCTGACCTATTGTAAAATGACTTATATATCCATAATGGCGTGAAGTATCGCTAGGGTCTAATAAAACGTTTTCTTGCTCAATAGTAACAATAGTAGCCGTACTACCGTACTTACCCAACTGCTCCTTTGTTACAAAATCATCATTTTCAACACCATTAACACCCTTAACAGTTTTAGAAAAAACTACATCACCCTCAAAAGTAATATCATTAGAAGGATTAAGACCGCCCGAAGAATCAATTTTAAAAGATTTATACGTTTGCATCCTTATCGATTTTAGTTTTTTTATAATCTAATATTTGCGGTACAACTTTTTCAATAGTACGGCCGCCAACATAACCCCCTATACCAATTTGAAGCAACCCCCAAAAATCCACCGTTAAAAGTGGAAGTTCGGGAAAATTGCCAAAAGTTAAAAGTATGGGGTACAAGAAATAATGGAAAACAACAATTAAAGTAAAACATAGCATTACAATAGGACGCCAAGAACGCTGTAAAAAGTTTCCTTTTGCTTCATCACTTATAATACTACTTTGTAATTTTTGAGATTCTAAAGAAGCTTTTAAGGCTATCTCCTTAAGTTTAACCTCAATGTTTAACTTTTCTTCTTTAGTCGTTACTAAATCATCTAGAATACCCCCAACTTCTTTGAGAACCCCACCCGTTAACCAGTCATATATTTTTTTCATAATTTATCGTTTCTTTTTAAGTTTAAACGTTTTTGTTATCCGTTCCCTACTGTTTTGATAATACAAAATACCTTTTTCATAATCAAAAGTTTTATATCTATGCCTTGCAAAACGGTTTTTATTTTCATAAGACTTTTCAAATTTAGAAGAACTCAATAAATTCCATTTATTTTTCTTATCACTTGGTACTTTAGGATATTTAGCCATGATTTCAATGTTGTTTTTCGATTATTCTTACAATATTGTTTTGAGTTGTTTCTAGAGCTTTTAAACGTGTCGAAGTAGTTAGAATGAAATCACTTCTTAAGTCTAGCCTAGTAGTGTTAGAATTAACTCTAAATATCATATTTTCATACTGAACAGTTCTAACGGCCAAAGCTTCTTTAAAATCAAATATAAGCCACCCGAAAATCGCTAACATTCCAATAATTATATAACTCAAAACATTTGCCGTAACATTTTTTAAAATTTCATTCATTTTAATTTTTTTCTAAAGATTAATAAAAAGAAAATAGAAACTAGAAAAGGTATTACTAATTCAAGTTTTTTTTTTCAGTTAAAAAAGACCAACGAGCAGAGTAATCTCTAACATCATAATGTACAAAACCATCATAGAGACCTACACCACCATTAATAATTTTACCTTGTTTAATTAGGTCTAAAATTATTTCGTGCAATTCCGAGGAACTATAACCTTTTGCGGTAATATCCGCAGCCTTACCCAAAACATGTTGACTATTAGAAACACCCCCAATATTTTTATTGTGGGTAGGACTTCTATATCCTGAATTTATAGTAATAGGTGCATTAATAGCATCCCTAATAATTTGCAAATTATTAGCTAGTTTTTGAATGTTTAAAATAACAGAGTCGGGAGTGGTAGAACCATCCCGACTTTGAAATTCCGATAAAGAAAAATTTTTAGTTAACATAATTTGATATTTTTTTAGATTTTAATTCTACTCTTAATTTATTGTTTTTCGTTTTAGTAATAAATCCTAAAATCTCACGAACAACAAAACCCACCAGTAAAAAAGGTAAAGCACAAATTATTAGAACAACAAGAAAAGGAAAGACCCAAAAAATTAATATAAACAAAAGAATAAATTGGAGATTAGATAATTTTGGCATTACAAAACAGTTTTTAAATTAGGGTTTTTTTCTACAATATAAGCTAATTCCGAACTATTCAATTCTAAATTAAGCCATAAATTTAAATCCAATTTCTCGGAAAGACCCTCAATACCACCCTCACCAAAAACACGGCTATAATTTCTTTTGCCAAATGCATTGTAGATTTTATTATAATCATTTAAAGAAATATCAGATAAAACCTGAAAAATAACCTCTTCGTTAGTACCCAAAATATAAGACATAGCAGAGTATAATTTTTCAGCCGCTGCCCTTGCATGGTCTAAAGAAATACCATTATCAAAATCCGTTTCTTTTGGTTCGTCTATAGCATCATCAGATGTTACTAAAAAACCATCTTTTTTAAATAATCCAAAAAAATTAATGGAATACAAAAACAATAATGCTACTCCGTAAGGAAGTAGCATTATAAATGCCTTGTTTTTAACAATTCGTGAAAGAGTTTTTAGCATTGTCTATCTCATTAGATACGAAACTTTTTGAAGTTGCGCTAGGGTTAAAATTAGGTGTTTTTACGGTCGTAGGCATTTCCACAATATCCGTTTCGTCAAAATCAAAAGAATTATCAAAATCCCCCTGACCAACTTCGACAACTGGCGTCAAAGTTTTTTTCTTGGTAGCATACAAATACAAACCAAGAAGTAAGAAAACTACACCAGTAAAAACGTTTTTTTTATCTTGTTTTGATGCTGCCATTAGTATCTTCTTTTTTTATTAATTTTTCTTTTCTTCTTTGGCCTAGTGTAAGTGCCTTTTTTAGCACTTAAAGGAACAAGTTTTAAGCGCTTGTTAGAGCCTTTTGCACGTTTAGCAGCGGCTAATGTATAATGCTTGGAAACGGTTGCGTTCCCAACCTTTAAAGCGTATTTTTTTTTGCGCTTAGTTACTTTAATAGTAGAACCACCAGTAACAAGGGATTTTAACCCTCCTAAAATATCTATCATAACTATCTATTTAAAAATAATTTATAATTTTCAAAGGTTTCAACTTTTGAACCTTTTTTAACCATGTATTTAAAACCACCATCTTTTAAAGGTGATTTTAAATAAATAGCATTTGAAGTTTTTTTGAACACTACCCAATTTAATTTTACTTTTTTTGACATCTTAAAAATATTTTTATTTACGTTTCWTTTTTTTCATTCCAAAATATAAACCAATAGCAGCAATAAGCAACAAAATACCTCCGCTAGCTTCTTTTTTTGAAACATCAACAGAACCAACAGATGCGTTTTTTTCTTCAGTTACTTGTGTTGGTGTTTTTTGAACAACAGGAGCAGCCTTAACTGGCAAAGTTAACTTTAATTGCCAAATTCCTTTTTGATAAGCCTTATTTGCTCTACTGGCTTCTCTATGAAAAGTCATCATTTTTTTAGAAGCATAAACCGTGATAGACAATTCAGCACATATCTTTTTAATAATTGGAATAGCTTCATTGTCTAGCCAATTATCCATACCCTCTTCTAAAACATCTAGGCCACGCTTAGTACAATCTTTTGCAGAGTCATAAGACCAACCCAACCAATGTTCGTAACTAGTACCCGATGGATTAATTTGCATCATATCAACAAAAGCCGTGTTTAAAGTCTTTTCTAAACTAGTAGCGGGAACACTCATGGCATTTTCTAAAGCCTCACCATGTTTCGTAATCCAAACGGGTAACTCATTTTTCGCCCTTGTAGGCGTCCAAGTAGCCCCCCAACAATCCCAACCATCTTTTATTTGACCTAAAGTTTTAGCAATAGTTTTTTGACCGATTAAGCCTTTAACTAAACCGCTAAATTGGCCTATAACTGGAACAACAGAAAGAGCGGAAAACGCAGCATCTTCAACCGAAAGTTTGCCACTAGCAACAGAAGTAGCAATATGCCCAACTTGCGTAGTGCTAAAACTTCTGCCAATAAAAGGAGAAGAAGAGACCGAAGTAGGCGAATTTGTAGGTAATACAGACATATTTATATATTTTTTTTTAATTAATTAATCTCTTAAAAAATCATCATCATTTTCAGGAGGTGAAATAATATTACGAACAATAGACATCAAATAAAAATAAAAGAAAGGCATAAACATACGTATATAGATACCTTTATGCATTTTTGCGTATAGTTTTTTATCCTTGCTCGCATCTTCTTTTTGCGCTTCAATTTCGTAAGCTTCTCTATCAGTTCTTAACTGATTTAGTTCGCCACCCTCTAAAAGTCCAAAGTGTCTTATTAATTTCTCAATTGCTCCGAATAAAGTCATTTTTTTATATTTTTAATAGTGAAGAAAAAAAAAGGCAATATTTAAATATTGCCTTTTATGTATTTAAATAAATAGTTTTTATTGAAAATTAAATTACAACAGAACGCACCACTAAGATTTTAGCGTCGGCTGATGCAGCCTTATCTAATTTACCTTTTAAACGAACTCCGTGAATTGCGGTATCTTCCCAGTAGCAAACCAACTGATTAATTTCACTTTCGGGATTGTCATCAAAATAAAACCTATTTTCAGTCTCTAGAACCTCTCTAGATACCGAACGTTCGTAATCCATAGCCGTTACGGTTATGTCTTGTAACTTAGATTTAGTACTAGAGGTATATGGAGCAGTAAAATCCATAGCGGAAACAATCTTAACCACATTGTTACCTAAAACCTCATCAATATTGATCTGACCCGTTGCAATACCAAAAGCCTTAACAACTGGAATAGCTGTATTGTAACCAACAGCCGGAATGGTCTCAACATTAATAAAAGTCTCAGTTTTACTAGTATCTAAACTAGTAAATGCAGAAGTTGCAACCTTTATTTTAAATTGTAAAACATCACCATCTTTTAAAGCAATAACACCACCTAGAAAATCTAGTTTAATTCTGTAACCTAAACCATAGGCGGTTTTTTGAATCTCGTAGGTAGGAGTTTGTGAATAAAGAGCGGTTAAAACATCGTCTAAATAACCGCTATAGATTTCTTGTGTTTGACCCTTAAAACGTGTTAAATACAAATCTACTTGAATATCGTTAAGACTAGAAATAGCCGCAACAGTACCCGCAGTAACAACCGCACCAATATCTAAAACGATACCCTTAATGGTTTCATTTGTAATATTGATACTTTCTTGAATACCGAAATTAACATTTTTACGCATAATAAATTTTTTTTTTTTAAATTTTAGGCTTCCTTATTGTCACCTACTTTTTTGTCTAAATCCTTAATTCCTATTTTGTTTAAACCGTCCTTAATAGTACTAGGAAATAAACTACCAACAACCACAGCCACCGCAACGATTGCAATGCTCCAAATAGTTGCGTTTTTTTTTCTACTTCTCATAATTGTGAATTTTATTGAAATATTTTTAGAAGAACAAATATAGAGTAGAAAAAAGTAATTATTTATTTTTGGTTAGTTTTCTAATTTCACGTTTCAAAATTAAATTTTGATTTTTTAAATTTTCATAATCATTTTTCAACTTTAAATGTTTATTATTTTCAGAATTATAACTATTAATTAAAAACAAAATTAATTTAGGATTGGTCGATATATTTAAAAAACTCTTTAAAGAATTAATAAGTTCAATAGTAATTGGATTTTCAATGTAAATTCTAATAGGTTTATCCATAAGTTAAAAGGTTAGGAGTTAAAAAACATTTTTCTCTATATTCAAAGGTATTCTGTAAAAAATAATATTTTGAAAAATCAACACATGTAATAATTTCTTCACTTTCAATATTCGTATTCTCGGAAACATCAAACATAGCCAAATCTTTTTTATACCGTGAAAATTGAGAGGTTGAAATTCCCATTTCTTCCCGTATTTGTCGAAAAGATTTTTTCTGCTTCAAAAGCGACATAATTGTTAAAAGTATTAGAGGACTAATTTTTTTTAAACCAAGTTCAGAAAGTTCTTTTTGTGTTAATAATTGCGTTGCTTTTCTTATAACTACAGAACCTTTTATAATAGGTTTACCAAAAATATCAATAGTCAAATGCTGCTTATCCTTATTGTATTCAATGACTTTTAATTTTACCTTATCGTTATAATCTTTTATAGCATCTACCGCAGTTTTATAATTAGTTAATGTCTTTACTTGAAACTCTTTTAAAAGCTTATAAAAATGCTTAATAGCAAATTGTAAAAGTTCCGAAGAAAAAGTACCAACATTTGAAGTGGAAAGATCAGAACGTTGGTACTCATACTTAGAGATTTTATAAGTTTTTTTTATATCGTCATAGTCCAACATACCATTTTGTTCAAATCTTTTTAAATAATCATTACCACCTAAAACAAAAGCAGTTTTTCTATTTAAAAACACGTTAAACATTCTATAGTTGTTGTTTTCAGATTTAGAAACATACTGTAAATTTTTTTCACTATTACGAGAGTCAAAAATAGATTTAACCTTTAAATAATTTAAATAGGATTGGTTATGTTTTCGACACTTTGCCCTAAACACTTTTCGACCATAAGTATATGAAAACCATTTACCTTTCAAAGAAACTTCATACCTCAAAACCTTATCCATTTCCTTTTTGAAAAATTCGGTTTTAAAAGGAGCTTTTTTATACATTTTATTTACAACCTCCTTAATCTCTAACATTGCTTTGGGGTCAATGGTATAGTGTTTTTTTTCGCCTTGTTTCTCAAAAATATCATTAATCAAACCTCTATGTTTTTCAAAAACCTTCTGATACTTTTCATTAAACTTTAAAGATTCCCTAAAATTTTCATTAACAATTAAATGTTTACTAAAATCACCATGAGTGGAAGAACGATATTCACTTCCCTTGTGATAAATTTTAAAATAAGAACCATCCGAAATATGACGAGTTAAAGAGGTTTCATAACCCGCAGTTTCTTTTTGGTTTTTACCATATCTTTTATAATTAAGAATTTTCAAAGATTCTAAATAACTCAAAGCCTTTGCCCTAGTTTCAAAATATTGATTAAAACATATGTCTAATCGAGTTATTTCTAAATAATCTAAATTAAATTCACCGCTCAAACTAAAAAAATATTTTAAATCTTCTAAAAATTTCTTAATAAAAGCAGTTAAACGTTTATGTAAAATTTTAGATTGATAACTAATTTTGTGTGCTCCATTATAAGACCTTAAAAACTCTTTTGAATCCACATTTGGAACAAATTGAGCCAAGCTATTACCATATAAATATTTTGGTATAGAAGTTTGAAATTCAATAAAACCCCTTTCAGGGTTAATATCATAGGTAACACCATGATAACTTGAGGGAACTTCCCATTTACCATTGACCTTACCGTAAATACGTTTGGTGTGTTTTACGTCATTAAAAATAATCATATCCCTAATTTGTAAATGTTCCGTTTTTTCAGATTCCTTTAAAAATGATAATGCATTATGCTCCACTTCATTATCATTTTCATTAGTTACTAGTTCATGTTCTTGCACCCTAATTCTACTGGTAAAATATTTATTTTTCGTAACCATCATTTTACCAAAAAGTTCGGCATGTGTAGGTATTAACATGATAGTCTTTTCGCCATTTGTGTGCGCTGCTTCTGCTTGTACATGGTCTTTTACGGCTTTTATACCGTGAAGTTTAAAACTAATGGTATCTAACATAAACTAATGTAAGTATTTATAAAATTTTGCATTGAAATTGAATAATCAGTAATTTTTTTGCCCTTTTCAATTAATTCAATTTGAAAGTTTAACATAATTTCAAAATCTTCAATAAGCATTAACATATGGTTTGCCCCGATTAATAGTAGTATTTGTTTTTCAGTCATAATTTGTTATTTACAGATAAATTCAGTTTTAAAACGGTTTCTTAATAATATGGTAGTTGTATCTAGTTTAGAATTTTTAGCCCTTGTAAAGGCGTTAAAAGCGTTTTTTTCTCCAACTAGATTAATGTAAGTAAAAGAAGAATATAATTTAGTTGAAACACTCCCTTTTTTTGTAACTCTAATAATAAAATTAGAATTGATAAATTTTAATAAATCTTCATTAATCATCGATAGTACTATTAAAATTGTAAGAATCTCTAAAGAGAAAATCATTTAAAAGCGCACGTTTTTGGAAATCATCACCCTCCCACCTATGAAGCTCAAAAAACACCAGTTCGGAATCTTCGTTTAAATCGAATAATTCAATTAATTTATCTTTAAAGTGTCTAGTGTTGGAATTGTAACATTTTTCCGCATGATGATAAGATAGGTTTTTTAATTTAAATTTTTCAGGAGCGATTATCTTACAAAAAATTAACCATTCCAAATTTTCAGACTTATAAACCATTGCAGTCTCATTCACGAATATTTCATCGTTGTAAGGTCTTACTATAAAATAGTGATTTTCTTGTAATCGTTCGTGAAAATTTAAATAGTGTAAATACATAGCCTAAAGAAATAATTTATTAAAGATAAAACCTAAATCGATAATGAGAACAATAAAATAAAATAATTGAAAATTTCTAATCCGCTGTTTTATTTCATGATAAAAAGGCATTTTAAATTTGTGAATAAAATGCATTACAGTAATATTCAAAACTGAAACGAAGAAAATAAAGTAGTAATAATTCATAATTAGTATTTTTTTTTCAAATATAGTAAAACATCCTAGTTTTTGCCTTTTTTTTAAGTCAAAAAACTTAAAAAAAATATAAGACATTGATTTTCAGGTAATTAAAGTTTTAAAAGCTTGTAAGTATCTGTATATCAATAGGTTAGGTGCAAAAAAGCCCACAACCCCCGTGTTTATTGGGTTTCAGGGGGTTTTCGGTGATAAACGAAAACGCAAAAACAACCAATTTGGTTAAGTTCTTCAAATACAATGGTTTAGGGCTTTTTTTGTTGCACATATGCAATACGGTAGGCGGTGTTACATCGCACGCCTACACGCAAGGAAATTTTGAGATTTTTTAATTTTAAAATAGGGTTTTAAACCTAATATTAATATCTAAAATCAATTCTAAGGCAAAAAAGAGACGTTTTAAGAGGTTTTTAATGGTTTTATATAGTTATATATAGGTCTTGTTTTTTTAAGCCCTTAGAAAGGGTTAAATTTTGGGCCCGTTTAAGAGAAATAATAAGGGTATTTTCTTTGTGTTGACAAAGAAACAAAGCAAAAAAAAAAAATATAAAAAAGCCAGGCATTTTTAGGAAGAGCAAAAAAGTAAAGGAAAGAGTATTTAAAAAGTGTTTAATATTCCAGTTTCTAAAATCAAAGATAAATCTAATAAATTAAAACAAAACACAGCGCAAAAATAAACCCCCTGAAAAAGGAGGTTTTTTTTATTGCTGAATTTCTAATTTAATTCTATTGA